TCTATTTTTTCTTTGGTGTCTTCATTATACCAACCACAATCACCTTTTAATTCTTCACCATCAACATACAAATTGAAACAATCAATTAATGTTGGACTTTTATTATTTTCGGGAATAGGTAAATCGACAATAAAATACGGTTCAGGTGTTTGGTTAATTTTTTTTCCTGTTTCAATTATTGTGATCTCAGAAACGTGAATCGCATAAAACATATTCCATATTTCAGAGTATTCTTTCGTATACATATTTTTAACCATATTAAAACACCGAATAGCGAGTTCATCAGTTTCATTTTCAGAATTACCCGAAATGTTTATTTTTATTTCTCTCGATAAAGAGTTGTGAAAACAATCGATCAGGAATAATAAGAATTCTGAAACATCGTTTTGTGAATATCCTGTAAAAATCTCTATATCTTTTAGTTCAGCAACCTTTTGAATTGTTTTAATAAATTTACTAGGTGCTACTACGCAATTATTTTCCCACAATAATTTTCTTAAATTATTCCATTCTATTAATAAAGCCGAATCGCATTTATTTTTAATTTTTTTTTCGTAATTTTTTTCATTTTCTAAGAAATCATTTAATTCATATGTATGAGAAATGATTTGAATACATGAATTGATAAAACATGTGTTACCTAAATTTGCTAACCCACTTAAGCCTTTATCAGCATAATTTTCATTTTTCATTTATTAATATTATTTACATTATATGTTTGTATTTATTTAAACAGATTTAATATCATTTATATATTATAATAATAAATGTCGAATAATATTTTTAGTGATATGAATAATTCTGACATATTATTTATCAATATTTTGAATACAATGTATAATGATAATTGGAGAACTATTTTGAATTTAATTGACCAAAATAATGAAATTAGGGCTTCAATAATGAATATATTTAATAGAAGAGATAGAGAGAGAAATACATTGTCAAGTGAACAAAATAGTAATATTAATCCTAGTACCCCTATTAACAATGATAATAACAGTAATCCAAATAACAATCGAATTTATATAAATAATATCCCTTATATTATCGAAGGACTACAATATTTACCATTATCTTCAAATAATAATCAAAATTCTGACATTACAAGATTTGACGGTAACAACGACGATTTACAAAGACTAATGGATTTATTTTTACAACCAATTGATGTATTTCCAACGCAATCAGAAATACAACGTGCTACTAGGAACACTGTATACAGTGATATTTTGAATCCAACTAATACAAGTTGCCCTATTTCATTAGAAAATTTTACCGATTCTTCCCAAGTGACAATGATAATTCCTTGTAGACATATTTTTAACACAGATCCATTGATGTCTTGGTTTACTAGAAATACAAGATGTCCTGTGTGTAGATATGATATTAGAAATTACAATGTTAATGGAAACGACACAACAAATACATCCACGAATGAACATACGAATGAAGAAAATAGTTCTCAATCAAGAAACAGAGAGAGAAATCCAAACCCGCGTCGTCAGTTTTATACATTTTCGGTAACACCTAATAATATGAATGAACAAACTATAGCATCGTTCGAAAATCTGTTCTTTGAAAATTTTAGTGATATATCCAATACGAATTTTACAACCAATAATTTTCAACCACTATTTAATTCATTTTTTTCGAATAGAAGAAACTGATAACCTAGCAAATATCTAAATAATTGTTCTAAATGATATAAAGATACAACTCTAAAATAAATCATACACAAAAATGACTACTATAAAAAGATCACACTTTAGATGGACTGTAAATGAACTTATTCAATTACAAAGAGAATATGAATTATTGGAAATGTCAATTCAAGAAATTGCTAAAATACATAAAAGAAGTGTAAGGGCTATTTTATGTCGTCTTGAGCAAGAATATTTTATTGAAAATTGGGAACAAGCAAAAGGATATTCAGAGTTTGTTGAATTGAATGACGACATCGACGTTTCTACGAAAAAAGATACACTAACTATATCAACAGCCATGTCATTACAAGAAGAAGAACAAGAAGAATCGATTGAATGTGACGATGAGTCCACAAGTACTACAACTTCAGATTTAGAATCTATTAGAAGTAACAAAAAACATGAAATTGATAATAGATTATTTAACTTGGAAAAATCATTTTCTTATTTGAGTAATATGGTAAAACAACTTTTCGAAAAAAAAGTTACAAGGGATGTAAAACCAAAACTACAATCTTTGCGTAAACAACATCTAGATAGATCTTGTTAAACACTACGAAAAGAAAAAATTAATTTTATATTTTGTCTCATTTTTATAAAATTAATTATAATCTAAAAACCATGTCTACGTGTTTCATGAATATTTCAAACAACTCAAACAACTTTACCCAATGTAAAGAAGGACGTTATACTTTTATTTCCTTGTTTTTCGTTATTTGTTTCTCTCAAATATTTGTCAAATAATAGCGTTTTCACTTCTTTATTACGCAAATCTTCAATCTTGTCTTCTAGTTTCTCTCTCTCGCTTGGATCATTATATTTATTTTTCAGAACTTCGAGTTCTTTCTTGTATTTGGCCATTTTTGTCAATTTCTTACCTTGTATTTCCCATATTTTTTCCAAAACCAGCGCAAATACTTGTTGTACTGGTTTCATGATTTGATTTGTTATATAAAACGAATAGTCAATTTTTAATTTATTTTCTTTAACAAAAGTAGGTGTTTCTATTTTATCTCCTTGAAGGGCTTTCTTATTAGTTGTGTTAACATACACGAACGGAATTCGATCGCCTGAACTAGGTTTATTTCCTGGATCACGAGCAGTTATTCTATCAGATAATACTTTATGTGCGATTGATTGTGGGTTTTTATAACCAGACCGCAGCGACTTTGTTATAATTAATTTATCCATTGGATATTTTTCATCTACTATATTTTGTAGCGAATTTCTCAAAAATTCCATTGCTGAATTGATATTCTGTTCTTTCATCAAAATATCTATTATACCACCATAAATATCTTTTACAATGGGTGCGTTATCTCTACGTTTCAAGACAATTCCCATTTCCTTTCTTTTACATTTATTTGGATCTGTTTCATAAAGCATGCCAACATATCTTTTCTTTGAAAGTAAACAAAACGGCATGAACGTTTTCTCATATTCAAGATCGTGTGGCCCTTTCAATAGACTAGACGCCAAATGTCCAGCTTCTTGTGCTAACTCAATTGTAATTTCCAATGCTTCTTTACCTCGAATTGGTTTGCCTTCTGGTGTGTGTAAATTGAAGGTAAAGAACACTGAATCTGTGTTATGAACAATCATATTACCTATTCCAGCCGCGAAATGATGATTTTCGGTCGTTAAATCATATACAAACCCTTCATAAGGTATTTCATCTAGACTATTAACACTATTACAATTTTCAATATCATTCTCATATATTAAATATTTGTTAATTAATTCTACTTTATAATAATTAGGTACTGAATAATTCATTTTAACTATTTTTGTAGAAATTCCCATGGACTGATAGTAAGCTATAAATTTTGCCATTTCAAGTTGTTTTTCTGTAATTGAAATATCGAATACATTAATAATGTATTTTTCTTTATTGTCAATAAAAGGTAATTTATAATGTAACAATTTATCACCTATTGTTACATGTTTGGGTGATATTTCAGTACCGTTTTTTAATAGTAAAGAGTGGTCATCTGTTACATCAACAATAGCACTATTAGTAACAACCCTTATCATTTTTTTATGAGATGCTAATTGATGACGTATAACCCTATGTAATTTTGTCCAACCTTTTTCACTCCATGTTTCTAAATCAATAAACTCACAGAACTCCTTTTCCTCCTTTCCTTCTTCACGACATGTTACCCATAAATCTTTACCATATTTTTTAGCCAAGTTTTCAATAGTTATAGCTTCAATTTTATCCCCCTTTTTAATATAAACAGGTGTATAATTAGCAACACTGTCTCCATAAATGTATTCGGCTTTTGTTAAAACAGGACCATGATCTTTGGTATTGCATATTGAATCTCCATAACATTCTTCGATTATTTTTTTAGCATATGTCAACAACAATCGTCCTGTTGCTGTTGTACATGCTGCTATATCTTTTTCATAAAAAGTACTTGTTTTAGCACCACATTGACCATATAAAGAATTAGCAGTCACTTTGTATCCTAATTGTCTCTTATCCAAAACATTCTTCATAAATTCATCTGATTGTTGCGGAATCAATTTACGCGTTGTTTTTCTAGCTATTAATAATTCCTCCAAAATAGACGGCATAATAGCAGATTTACCTTCGGGAAACTGCGCAAATCTACAAATTTTATAACCAGACTTTACTTTCTCAGCAGCAGCCTTTGGTGTTTTGCGTGTATATTTAAAAGTATCATATGTAATATTAACATACTCATAACCCGGTAAATTATCATACATAAATTCACCTGATCTATCTTTTTCACCAGTTTCTTTGATTAAAGACCCGTCTAAATCATATTCTTTTGTCCAAACTTTGCTGTCGTGTGATAGATTTTCACTAATCATTGAACTTGGATATAAAGAAGCATAATCTACACATGCGACTGGATTGTCTAAATATAAATCACATTTTGGGTCCAAGACAATAGCTCCCTCATATCCCTCATCCATATTTCCTTTTTCAATAACCGGAATAAGTGTTCTTTTTTCACGGCATTTTTTAGCGACATAACTTGTTAATTTTATACCTTGTCCACGCATTACAAGGAAATTAATCGGAACACTACAGATTTTTGCCATTTCTATAAATCCGGTCAAAACATCTACTTTATTGAACAAATAATGAACCAGGTTACAATCCTGAATACAGTATTTTGCTATAATTGATCGATCATAAGCACTTCCATTTGTCATTTTAAATATATCTTTTGGCGTAACATCATCTTTTGCTAAACACCAACGCACTTTTTTCTTCATATCAGGATTTACAATTCCTTCTATTTTAAATTTACAGTCTTCTTTGTTTATAGAAGTCACCTTGAATTTAGCACCGTCATCGTAATAATCAACAGAGTGCCCTATTTCCTCCAAATGAATAAAACTACCTTCTAATAAACCGGTGAGATTTGTTGTTTTAATTTCTGTTTTAAATGAGCAATGATCATAACTTTTAACATAATCACCAATAAAGTGACCAGCCACATAATCTAGCTTGTATGAAGTGAGATTCTCTTCACGACGAAAGAAGTTATATAAATCAATCTGTAAGCGCCCGTTCATTTTAATAAATTTTAGATCATGTTGTCCACTTGCTATTGTAATACTACTTTCTTCAATCTTGTATCGATTCGTATCTTTATCTTTTGTACCGCATATTTCACCAATATTACGTGATAATCTCAAAAATTGTTCACTACAATTATTTTCTTCAGCACGACGAAACATGAACTCATAATCAAAACCGAATATGTTATACCCAATAACGATATCGGGATTTTCTTTTTCAACCAATCGTTGCCAAGCAAGTAATACTTCGCGTTCGGTTTCATAAGATTCTACAAGACTATTTGGTGTGGGCAAGTCTGAACATGTATTTAAAACAATACAATGATTCTTAAATGGTTCTTGATCGCCATAATTCATAAAAGTAGAGCCGATAAAGGTTACCTTATCACCCTCTAATTTTGGAAAAACTGAATTAAGCGAACGATTCAATTCGTTAATTTTGCTAGTACGATCAAGATTTTTGTCAAATATAATGTCAATAATAGTTGTTTTTTGAACTCTACTCGTTTTTACATTGTTTTTTTTATTATACCATTTATCGTCATCTAATTGTTCATCTTCATCCATTGCTAATTTTTCAAAGATTGATTCGATTGTAGTTACATCATCTTTTGTATTATCTATATTATTACTAATAACAGTAGTTTCAAACCATGTTTCGCATAATTTTTGTACTTCTTCCTTATTTTTGGGTATAAGACTACGCTTTGGATAAACAATATCAATTGTCTCCATTGTTTCATAACCAAATGCTGCTAAAATAATGCGTCTTAAGATATTTTTACATAAATCTACAGAGATATCCATTTTTAATTTTTCGAAATATTCCGCAATATTAGTTGCTAATTTTTTATACGATTTCACTGGAATAGGAAAATCACCGTGACTACTACTAGCCTCAATATCAAAACTCATAATTTTATATGGAACACGTGTTTCCATGTTATTTAAAGGGACAACGTGTTTAAAATTAATCATATATTCATAATTACATGTCGTTTTTTTGTTGTTGGTTATTTCTATTGTTTTGTTTTTTGGTAATGCTACCCATCCTGACGGGCTAATATCTCGAATATGAAAGAATCTTAAAAGTGGTGGGATATTTGCTTCATATAGTTTTGTATTTGTATTTTGAAAAACAAAACCGTTTTTTAATAAATAATGGCCTTTGCTGTAATCACTATACCATAAATTTTTTGTTTTATTAAAAGCGGCTACATTATTAAATTCAAATTTTATAAACTTATGCTCTTTTCCACCATCAAACCCATATAATTTTTTTCGTTTAATAATAATACAGTCAGTAATAGATTTTTCATAATATTTACCTATTTTTTGTTTTATATAACTTAAAAAGCATTCTTTTGTATGTGTATTCCAATTGTCGTCTACCATAACATAAAAGAATGGTTTAAAGTCTTCTACTAAAATCGAACAAGTTTCGCCTTTTTCATTTAAACCAAACATTTGTATTATAAATGTTCCGGAATCCATATATTTATTTGTTTTTTCATCGTCACTACTCCCAAATTCATCACTTTCATTATTTTTATTGTAAATATTGAAATCACAAATTCTGAAAATATGTTCCATTTTGTTTTATTGTTTTATTATATAAACATCCGTTTATCTCATTTATTCGATTCATTTTTATTAAGAAAAATAATAGATAATTATATAATGAATAAAAAACCAATACTTGCTGTAGCTGTATTCAATTCTGGTAAAATAAAAGGGGTTGTACATTTTATTGAAGACCTTAAAAATGACACAGTTATTATCAATATTCAATTAACTGGTTTGAATAAAAATAGTCTACATGGGTTCCATGTACATGAATCAGGAGATTTGACGGATCAGTGCACAAGTATGTGTGCTCACTTTAATCCATACAATAAAAATCATGGTTGTCCTGGCGCAAAGGAGAGACACGTTGGAGATTTAGGTAATCTTGTGACTGATAAAAACGGTAGTGCTTACTATACGACAGCAGATGATGTTATTAAATTACGTGGTAGTAAAGCGAATATAATTGGACGTGGATTGATTATTCACGCGGATCCAGATGATTGTGGTGAAGGTGGTCATTCCGATAGTTTGACAACAGGACATGCTGGAAAAAGAATAGCATGTGCTGTTATTGGATACGCAAAAGAAAATTTTGTTTGCTAAGTATTATGTCGCTTTATGAAATACAATGTTTCAGCAACCATTGCTGGTAGTCCTATAATTTTGACATATGTATAATATGAAAATTATAACAAACGCGCTCGAATTTTTTTAGTTCTACCATATTTACAATGTTGCTTTTGAGAGAATCCTCGAGGATGGCGACAATTAATGCTACGTTTGTATTTTAATGACCATTTTCCGCCTTTTTGTTTTTTATGATTCCGGTTTTTTTTCATATTCAATAGATTCGTTTCAACCCATTCGACAAAAGAATCAACACTTCTATCTTTTATAGTTAATTTTTCATCATTCTCATATTCATTTACCTCTTTTCCTTTTCTAGTTATATGATGGATAGAAGGGAACCCTCGTGGTTGTATCATTTTTATACTATGTAAATCATTCATAATAGATTGATCTATTTCTGCTAAAATAACATGATCATTGTTTTTATATTTACTGGAAAGAACATTTTCCATTTTTTTCCATTCAGGTTTAGTAGCATTACATGGTCCACAACCTTCTAAATAAAAAAAAACAAAAATATCTTTTCCTTGTGCTACATATTTATCAAACTGTTTTTTTTCTTTTATACTACTTGTAGGATTCATATGTAAAATAATCATTACCGATTTTATATATTTATACAACAATATAAAATAAATCAAAATTAAAATTATATATATTATAATATATATGACTTTATCTACATTATTATTTATATTAATATTTCTTATTGGACTCTATTTTTACGCAAAAACGAGTGAATCAAAATATATCACAGAGATGTTCACAAACAATGCTGGTGGAACGCGATGCCCGAATCTTTTAATACAAAAGGGTTCTAGAATTTATTTGTACAATTCTAAAATAGCAAAGGTACCTGGTGTAAACCCAGTTGAATTTGAGAATTTAGAAGATTATACAGAATTTTTAGATTGGCAGAGAAGCCAAGGCATTCGATGTCCTGTTTTATATCTCCAACAAAGTTATGATGCGCAAGGGAATATGACGTACAAAGTGAGACCTAGTGTATCAGAACCTCAGGGCGGTTTACCTTCAACTATTTTAGGTCAAGGACAAAGTCAACAGCCAGAAAGTATTGCTACTTCAACAGGAAATTTAATAACAGAGGATGAAATGAATCATAATATATCAACAGGTCCAACACCAACACTTTTAGTAGATGCTACTAGAAATGATCCTCCTTATAATAAAAATTCTTATCCTGCTTATGATCAAACATCTTATTATATTGGAACAAAAACCCCTTTAGATGAAATGAATACTCAAGAAGAACATTTACTATATAGTCCGAATCCAATGGATGAGAATTGGGGAGGTGCTGATTTTACTCAAAATTTAGTGGATAAGGGATATTACAAAGACAATGAAGTGAACATTTATGTTCCATGAAGTGTAATAATAATATTGCGAATTATTATTACAAAATGTGTGGGATATTTGCTATTTTAGGTAAAGATAATTTTCAAGGTGTCTCTCTAACGGGGATAAAATTACTATTGAATAGAGGATATGACAGTTGTGGTATTTCTTATATTGAACAAAACAAATTGAATACTATTAAATATGCTTCCACCAAATCTACACCTTCCATTGAATTATTAGAAAATGAACTATTATCAAAACCCATAATTGATTCATCTATTGCTATATTACATACTAGATGGAGTACTCACGGACCTCCGACAAATGAAAATTCACATCCACATCATGATAATAAAGATCGTATTGCTTTGGTTCACAACGGAATTATTGAAAATTATCAGGAATTAAAAGATGAATTATTATCGCATGGTCTTGTTTTTAAATCCCAAACAGATACTGAGGTTGTTGCTGTTATGATCGGATATTACTTAGATCAGGGGTTATCTGTAGAAAATGCTATTAGTAATACAGTAGAACGTTTGTTAGGTACATGGGCGCTTACTATTATACACAAAGATTTTCCGAACCGTATTTGGGTAACGAGAAACGGATCCCCGCTTTTATTAGGCATTGAAAATGATTACGTGATTGTCGCATCCGAACAAATTGCTTTTGCGAATAATATTAAAAAATATATAATATTAAACAACAATGATTTGATCGAAATATCCAAAGAGAATAATATTATCAAGTATAATAAAGATATACATAATTATAAAATTAATTATAAAAAATCAAGTGAAATTGAGTTAGAGCCATCTGGCTATAAAACCTGGTTATTAAAAGAAATTTGTGAACAGCCAGAAACTATCATACGTGCTATGAATAATGGTGGACGAATAGAAAGTAACAAAACCGTTAAATTTGGTGGGCTGGATTCTTGTAAAATGAAATTATTAGAGATAAATCATATTATATTACTCGGTTGTGGTACTTCTTACTATTCGAGTTTATGGGCAATTAATGTATTCAAATCTTTGGATATTTTTGATACCGTTTCCATTTATGACGGCGCGGATTTTAATTATAAAGATATACCAAGATCTGGAAAAACGGCGTTAATACTTGTTTCACAATCTGGTGAAACGCGAGATTTATATCGGCGTATTCAAATAGCCAAAGATCATAATTTAATTACAATTGGAGTTGTCAATGTAGTCGATTCAATGATTGCTCGTGAAACTGATTGTGGTGTATATTTGAACGCCGGTAGAGAAGTCGCTGTAGCCTCCACCAAATCATTTACAAATCAATGTATCATATTAGTATTAATTGCTGTTTGGTTTTCACAAAATAAACATAATAATGAAGAAAAGAGAGAGCAAATTCTAGGTGACCTTATGAATTTATCATTTCAAATGAGCGCCGTTATTTCCGAATGCTATCAGAAATTGCCGAGTCTAGTTCACAATTGTAATAAGAATTCTATTTTTGTATTGGGAAAAGGTTCATCTCAAGCAATAGCACTAGAAGGTGCGTTAAAAATAAAAGAGGTTTCTTATATTCACGCTGAAGGTTATTCGTCATCTTCTTTAAAACATGGGCCACTTGCTTTAATAGACAAAGAATTACCTATTGTATTGTTGGATATTGACGATGAATTTCGTGAAAAAAATGCGAATTGTTTTCAAGAAATAAAAGCAAGAGAAGCCCATGTAGTGAGAATTAGTGATATGAATTATGGTGATATTGTAATTAGCTACAATAAAACATTTGGAGGTCTATTAGCAAATTGTGTTTTACAAATGTTGAGTTATAATCTAGGAATTGAAAGGGGTGTCAATTGTGATTTTCCAAAAAATCTGGCCAAAGTCGTTACTGTCGATTAATTAGTCGAATCAATGTATTTCATGACATTATTCAATGCTGCCTTAGCAGAATTGAGTTTGACTAATTTTTCTAAAGAATCCATCGGCTTGGATGTATCAATAGAGAGACTAGTTTGTAACATCATC